CTTTGGTTTTGCAACGTCAGGTTCTGGCGCAGCGTCAGCTTTTGATTCTGCATCAGGTTCTGGCACAGCGTCAGCTTTTGGACCAACTTTAGTTTTAGGTTTAGGCGCCACAGCAGTAGGCGCGGCAACAGTAGGTGCTTCAATAGCTGGGGCTCCAGGTCCCAATCGCAAACGTTTAAGTATTAACTCGCGATTTACGCCATTCGCAGGATGTTTTCGCATATCAATAATCACAGTCTTGTGTTTGACCTCCCGCACGTTATCTCCCTCTTCTGCGGGGGCTTCTGCCCCCCGCACGCCCCCCTCTTCATCTTCCTCATCTTCTTCCTCATCTTCTTCAAGTTTTAGCACTTTCTTTTCTTCTTTTTCCTTTTCCAATAAAAATTTCACATCGAACCCCGTTTTAGGATTTGATATATGTTTCGGTTTTACTTCTAATAACGCTAAATAATTAACCATCTATATAATTATAGCTATATTCTTTTTATCAAAATCCAGACAAATTATGAATTGCCGTTTCACAAGAAATCTGCTCAGCCTTCTTCTTGATTTTGTGAACACCTTCGCCCAGGAAAACTAGCACCTTACCCTTCTCCGACATATATTGATGCAGCTCGGTATGCGACCGAAATTGGGAAATGGGAATTGCACTAGATATCGCGACACTATGAATCTGTTGTCCTAAACACAAATAAACGCCCATATGGTATCCGGTATCCGGATTATGCTCGTTTATTTCCAAATAATTCGGTGTTACCTTGAACTCCTTCTGGATTTTCACTTGCAGAATATTCTTATAGTTATCGTCGTTCTGAATCAGGCTAATCCAATCCACATGTTTCTCAAATACACTCTCTACAAACACCTGCACCATCTGAAATCCAGGTCCAGCTAGAAATACATTTTCGAACCATTTGTCTTCATCCTTAATCATAATACGGTTAAAATCTAGAAAGAGTGCACCAATAAACGCCTCAAACAAACACCCCAGCTTCTTCAAATTATTACGCGTTTGTTTCGACTCGGCGTGCTTCGATAGAATAAACCACTTGTGTAGTCCCATATCCATAGCCATCTTACCAATCGACTCGTTTTTCACAAGCGCAATCTTCTTCTCTGTCATAAAACCCTCATTCTCTTTGGGAAAACGCTTATACAGATACAATTTAGTGATACACTCCAGGACGCCGTCACCAACAAATTCCAAGCGCTCGTTTGATTTGGTATACAGCGCAAGACAGTCATCGGGTTTAGGAGCAATCACAATGTTATTCTGCTTGTTCTCCAGTTCGGGGCGGCGAATATAGGACCTGTGAATAAACGCGCGTTTGTATAGCTGAAAGTTATGAATGTTTGTGTTGATACCATAGGTCTTCAAAAATCGCTGAATTTCATCAACTGGGATTTCCTTATTTAGGGGATTGTATGGGTCGAAAACATAAGTTTCTACGCCATTCGCCTTCTTCTCAATTCGGATGTCATCGTCAGAGGTGTTCATTTTATTCTGCAAATAAAATGAATATAGTAATATTGTATAGATATCCAATAATCTTTATGTCGATTCAATTTTATTATAATTGCATCGACAATAAAATCTATTTAGACTATATATATCATGGTTCTAAGTACATCCGCTAAAGCTAGAAGCACCGCCAGTCTCGCCAACCAAAATACCGGAGGAGGAGTTAAGAAGGCTGGCATTCCGCGCGCAATTAATGTTGCGATGAGGGTTGCGTTTGAGGAGCGTGGGCTTCCTCAGCCGATGTCCGTAATGATGCTCCCGCTCGTCTCGACTACCAACGTAAACCGCGGTATCGGTTGGAGGTTTTTCCAGAGGACGTAAATAATTTAAATACTATATTAGAGATTAAACTATATTATCTCTAATATATGAAAGTTATAATTGATGAGCGAGAAGCAATGCTCTACGAGAAATGTTTAGATATTGCTAAAACTGGTGATATTAATACGTTACAAATTTACAAGCAGGTTCTCCCACTCGGTGATATACTCTTGAAATCTAATGACGACCAACTCATTTGCATCATCGAGCGAAAGAGTTTGAGCGACTTGATATCAAGCATCAAAGATGGCAGATACGAAGAACAATCACACAGATTATCTCACAACGGCGAATGTTCTCTTCATCAGGTGATTTATCTAATCGAAGGTATGATAAGTGGACTGAGAACCCCACAAGAGAAACGTCTCGTATACTCCTGCATCGCGTCACTCAATTGTTTCAAAGGGTTCAGCGTCCTGCGCAGCAATTCGATGCAAGAGACAGCAGAGATGCTATTGTGGATGGCAGATAAGGTCGAGCGGAACCTCGCGAAATACCAAGTTGCTACTAACGCCAGCGATTTGACAACAGCAACTACAGAGCAAAATTATTGCACGGTTGTTAAAAAGACGAAGAAGGACAATATTACTCCGGATAATATCGGAGAAATATTACTGTGTCAGATACCAGGAATCAGCTCTACCACTGCAATTGCCGTAATGCAACACTTCGATTCATTCGCTCATCTTATGGACGCCATCAAGGAGAACCCTGGTTGTCTGGAGAACCTAACATGTGAATCAAATGGAAAAACTAAGAAAATCAATAAAAAGTGTCTAGAAAGTATTATTACATTTTTGCGTCCTAAGGAGACAAGTCAGAACTAACATACGATTTTGGGTTCTTGTATTCTTTGTATAATTCTGGGAAAAACTGTCCTTTCGGATTAAAATAAGAAGGGCGGGTCACCTCGTTCTCCTCATACTTACCGGAATCAATTGACTTCTGTGTGTATTCAACACCACCCCAATTTAAGTCCATAGGATTATCACTCACCTTCGACTTTTCCGTAGAATCGTGAACCGCATCGATTTTGCTATAGACTCCAATCTGTAATCCATCCGGGTCGAATCCAGGATAATTATTCACATTATATATTTTGCTATCGCGATTCGCATCTATAATAGGCGCAACTGTTACGGGAGATGACCCACCCTCCTGATTGAATACATCGGGGCGAAGACGAAACACGTTATTGCCCTGTGTATCATTCTCGCTTTGGAGGAATAAGACGGGACACTCGATTCCTCTGGCGCGTTCGTTTTTCAGATAATCGATATATTCGTCTAAACTAGTAAAACGATAAATCTCATTTTTCATATCATCGTAGAGAATCAATTCATTACCCTTTTTTACTAGTATCGAAGGACATTTATTTTTTGTGTCGACGCCCTTTGTTTGCATAGTTTCTCTCGTTTGCGTGAATGCGGAAACTATTAATACCAATGAAAATATAACAATTAAAAATACAATAGGAACTACGCGCATATATAGTATTTCGCGAAAATAATTTGAGTGATTAATGTATATGAAGAAAGAGATAACACATAAACAAACCCGATTTAGAAAAAATAAAAAACGAAACAGAAATGTTACAAAACGAAGACGTCTGCGCTTGAATGCCATCAAATTAACCAACACGCCCAAGATGGTGACATTTGGCGAATTGAACTTGGACGATGAAACACGCAAATTAGATAAAAATACTATCATAGTTGGAATTATATATGCCAAATGGTGTCCTCACTGCAAGGATTTGATTCCAGATGAAAATGATAAAACGACCGAGCCTAAATGGGACAAGATGATTGATTTAATTAAGGCTGATGCAAAAGGTAGAGACGTAGCCTATTTGAAGATTGAAGACGGCGAAGTTGGTAAGCTCGACAAACTAAACTATAAATGTAAACACCTATGCAAGACTCCGGTTGCATCAGAGGGTTTCCCAACACTATTCAAAATTACAGGTGGAAACTGGCAAAAATACACTGGTGAACGCACTCCAGCTGTAATGGCCAAGTGGTTTTTGGATAAAAATTATGATTGAAACTTCCATTTTCTATAAAATTGATTTTGTTTACGAATAAACAAAATAAATACAACTCAACTAACCAAATATGTCGTCCAAGAAGCCCGTCATCTGTTCGAAGTCATTCAAACTAATCGACTTCTGTATATACAATGAGAAAACCCAAGAGAAAAATCAAGAGACAGAAAAAAAAACGAACTTCATGATTCAGATGTTCGGAGTAAACGAGACCGGCGAAACATGTAGTATTGTCGTCAACGATTTCAAACCCTTCTTCTACGTGAAGGTGGGCGACGATTGGACAGACGCAGACGCACGCGCGTTGTATCGCGACCTGTTCAAGCGCCTCGGCGATTACTATGGCGCGTCACTCCTCAGTTGCGACTTGGTCGAAAACAAGAAACTATACGGTTATACCGGAGGAAGACTATACAAGTTTGTAAAAATCGTTTTCGACAATGCGACTGTGATGAATAAGGTCAAGCGTTTCTGGTATAACGAACACAACAACATGATAAAATTCAAGTTCAAGGGGATTCACTTGGAGCTATACGAGAGCTCCATACCACCACTATTGCGATATTTCCACATCAACAACATAAGTCCGTCGGGATGGATTCAGATATTTACAAAAAAAGCGACTGTTCCGACCGAGCTGACTACCACATGCGATTACGAATATGTTTGTCCCGCTAGTAGTATCAAGCCACTTCCCGAGAAGGAGACAAGGGTGCCTTATAAAATCTGCAGTTTTGATATTGAGGCCAGTAGTAGTCACGGCGATTTTCCGATTCCTGTCAAGACATACAAGCGTCTTGCGTCGAACATTATTGACATATTTCAAAAGCATTCTCCTGATGTATCGAGAGCAAAGTCGCTGATTGAGCGGATTGTCCAAACGTCGTTCGGATACGACCGATTCGAAGATACGGACTTGGTTTATCCGAAGCGAACGAAACCGACGAAGGAGTTGGTAACACAGATGATTGCACGCTTGATTACAACGGCGATTAAAGACGCCGAGAAAATGAAGGAGAAAAATAAAAACAAGAATTTGATTAGCACAATGTTCGAGCGCGATGACGTCGATGATATAGTAGACGACGATGAAATCGTCGATGAAGATGGTGGTGACAGTGATGCCGAGGATGACGACGATGAGCCCAAAACGTACTATAAAAAATACGAGAAACCCGCAAAGATTTCGACAAAGGCGACCATAGTGGATGTGTTGTATAACACGGATTATACGCGAGACCAGAAACTGAAATTTGCGGACGATGTGCTTACGGCCATATTCCCCGAGCTGGAAGGCGATAAGGTCACGTTTATTGGGTCGACGTTCATGAAATATGGCGAGCCAGCGCCATACATGAATCACTGTTTGGTGTTGGGTTCGTGTGACCCGGTCGATGGCATAATCATCGATTCTGTCAACACGGAAAGCGAACTGTTGTTGAAATGGGCTGAGTTGATTCAGACGGAAAACCCCGACATTATCATCGGTTACAATATCTTCGGGTTTGACTACGACTTCATGTTTCGCAGAGCGCAGGAAAATCACTGTGAGCGCGAATTCCTCATGTTGTCCAGGAAAAAGGACGACCTATGCGCGAAGACGAATCCCGCTGGAGAAGTCGTGGGTATCGAGAATGCCAAAGTGGTATTGGCGAGTGGCGAGTATGACCTGAAATACTTCAAGACTGCAGGGCGACTACAGATTGATATGTATACGTATTTCCGCCGCGATTTCAATCTATCGTCTTACAAACTCGACGACGTTGCAGGTCAATACATCGGCGACGATATTAAACACGTCGCAGTGAACGGAACTACTACGGAGCTATTCAGTAAAAACTTGACGGGTCTCAATGTGAGCGATTTCATCCATATTGAGATAACTGCATTCACGTCGGATTACTATGATGGTGGTCGCAAGTTCCGGGTGGTGGATATTCAGAAAGGTCGTGAGCACAAGGGCTCGACATATAATGTAATTGTGGTGGATGGGCAGCACGGCAATATCGATATGACAAAGTCCGTGAGATGGGGTATGGCGAAGGACGACGTTACGCCACAGGACATCTTCCGCCTGGCGAATGGTTCGTCGGCGGATAGGGCGATTGTCGCAAAATACTGTATTCAGGATTGCAATCTACCACTCCACCTAATGAACAAAATCGATGTGATTACGGGATATGTGGAGATGTCGCGTATTTGCAGTGTGCCGATTAGTTTCTTGGTATTCCGAGGCCAAGGCATCAAGCTGACCAGTTATGTCGCGAAGAAATGCCGTGAGAAAAACACGCTAATGCCGGACCTAGACCGAAATGGTGGAAACGAAGGGTATGAAGGTGCCATAGTTCTACCACCGAAATGTGCGATGTATATGAACAACCCTGTCGCATGCGTTGATTATGCATCCCTATATCCATCGGCGATGATTAGTCAGAAATACTCACATGACACGAAAGTCTGGACAAAGGAATACAATTTATCGGGTGAGTTGATTAAGCAAACGGGTGAAATCGGCGAGAATGGCGAATTCAAATATGACAATATGCCGGGTGTCGAATACATTGAAGTGGAGTTCGATACATTCGCGTATCTCCGAAACCCGGAGAGGCCGACGGCGAAGGCGGTGAAGACGAAGACGGGTAAGATGATATGCCGATGGGCGCAGTCGCCAGACGCAATCATGCCGGCGATTCTCGAGGAATTGTTGAAGGCGAGGGCAGACACGAGAAAGATGATAAAAACGGAGAAGGACCCGTTCATGCAGAATATTCTCGATAAACGTCAGCTCGGATACAAGGTGACTGCGAATTCGCTGTATGGTCAGTGTGGAGCGAAGACGTCGACATTCTACGAGAAGGATATTGCTGCGTCGACTACGGCGACGGGACGAACAATGATTACGTATGCGAAACGGATGATTGAGGAAGTGTATGGCGACCGACACTATGAAACCGAAAAACACGGAACTGTTCACACGAATGCCGAGTATGTGTATGGAGATACTGATTCTGTATTCTTCACATTCAACCTGAAAGACCCAGCGACGGGGGAAAATATCCGTGGAAAGAAGGCGCTCGAGGTTACAATCGAAATCGCTCAAGACGTCGCCCATTTGTGTTCGTCGTTCCTGAAATCGCCAATGGAGCTGACCTATGAGAAAACACTGATGCCATTCTTACTTCTTTCCAAAAAGCGATATGTCGGTATGTTATATGAGACAAACCCGGATAAGGGTAAACTGAAGTATATGGGGCTGGTCCTAAAGCGACGAGACAACTGCGACCTGGTGAAAGACGTGTATGGTGGAGTCTTAAACATTCTAATGAAGGAGAATAATATCCAAGGCGCCATGGATTTCCTAGACAAGTCATTAACAGATTTGATTGCAGGGAAAGTATCGATGGATAAGCTGGCGATTACAAAAGCGCTTCGCAGCGACTATAAAAATCCGAATCAAATCGCACATAAGGTTCTTGCGGACCGAGTAGGTGAGAGGGACCCTGGAAATAAGCCTAAACCTGGCGACCGCATAAAATACGCATTCATTGTTACAAACAAACCGAAGTCGCTCATGGGTGAGCGCATCGAAATACTCGAATATATCACCGGAAATAAAATCAAACTCGATTACGCGCACTATATTACCAATCAGTTGATGAAACCATTACAGCAGCTATTCGGATTGGCGGTTGAGCTCATCTGGGAGTGCCAGCGCAAGCCGAGCGCCATTAAAACATACAAAAAGGATATGGAAATTCTCGAACGTGATTGTGGCGGTGACCATGAGACATTCATGAAGAAGAAGGAAAAATACTGTTCCGCAAAAGTGAAAACATTATTATTCGATAAGGTATTGAATCAGATTTCCAATGAAAAGACTGGATGCCAGGCGATTACCAAGTTCTTCCGTTAACGGAAACGAACCGGAAATTCAAATGAATATATGCCATTGCCAGAAACGTCAGAATTAAATAAAGTGGACAACATAGACGAAACACTTGAGGTTTCAATATTATTATTTTCTTCTGCATCTGCTCCACGTAAATCGTATCGACATACTGGGCAGCCGACATGCGACTCAAACCATCTCAGCAAATTCGGCCGGCGAAAAATGTGCTGACAATGACGGATTTGGCATACACGTTCATTTTCAACAAATTCTTCTAGAGATATAGGACACTGTGTTTCATTAAAACTACCCGGAGTATATGTGATAATTTGTGTTGCACTTAGTATTTGTGCAGGAGTTAAACCAATCTGAATTTCTTCTGTATTTGCCTGACTCAGTAAATATATAAGGGTTGCAATATCGGAACGATTCGATGTTCTCCCTGTAGTAGCCACTGGCGTAGGTGCGGGCGCTGGGGGCGGCGTCATTTCTTGTCCGCGTTGGAGTATACGCATAATATTGGAAACGTTACGATTATATTCCAACATCATCTCAGAGTGCACATGAATGATTTGATTATATTCAGATACAAATGCGCGCAAAAATTCTGCTGAACGGGCATTGGTAGTTCTACCTCTATTAAATGTATTCATTGACTTATATAAAGTAATAGTTTTATATTATTATAATTGCAATGGATTTATATAAAACCAGGTGTTATACCGGACTGGCTAATCTAGGGAACACATGTTTTTTAAATTCATGTTTACAGGCACTTAACCATACATATGAACTAAATCAATTGCTAGATAAGTTGAATAATACGTCACCAGAAAAGTCTATTATAATGAATGAATGGAATGAGTTGAGAACCCTTATGTGGTCACAAGATATGGTTGTATCGCCCCAAAAATTTGTTATGAATGTTCATAAGATTGCACGTGATAAGAACAAGGAACTGTTTACAGGATGGAGCCAGAATGATATGCCAGAATTTTTGCTATTTATGATTGAGTGTATACACGAAGCGATTGCGCGAAAGGTGAATATAAAAATTACTGGGACAAAGGAGAACTCAGTTGATGAACTTGCGGAAAAGTGTTACACAATGATAAAGGAGGACTATGCGAAGGATTATTCGGAAATTATGGATTTATTCTATGGAATCCATGTATCCGAAATTGTCTCGATGGATGGATTGACCAAACACTCTATAAAGCCCGAAAGTTATTTCGTTATGAATTTGCCTGTGCCGGATGGGTCGAATGTTTCTCTATATGATTGTTTTGATTTGTTTACTACCACCGAGGTTCTCTCCGGCGAGAATGCATGGTTCAATGAAAAAACAAAACATAAGGAGGATATTAAGAAGCGTATCACGTTCTGGAACTTCCCTAAAATTTTGATTGTCGTATTGAAACGTTTTAGCGCGGACGGAAGACATAAAAATGGTCAGTTAATTACGTGTCCGTTAGATAATTTGGACTTGTCTCGATATGTATCTGGATATAATCCGCGGTCTTATAAATATGAATTATATGCAGTTTGCAATCATATAGGTAGTGTTTATGGCGGGCACTATACAGCGTTTGTTAAGAACTATGCTAATGAATGGATACACTATAATGACCAATCTGTTAATCGACTACCAGAATCTGACACTATAATCACCCCTATGGCATACTGTCTCTTTTATCGCAAAAAAAATAAATAGCTATAATATAATGAGTGCTACACCTACAACAACAACAAATACTGCCGTATCGGATGCGGTAGAGAAAACAACTGATGCTGCAACTAGCGCGGAAGAGAAAACGACTGATGCTGCAACTAGCGCGTCGAGTATATTTGATAGTGAAACCTCTAAAATTATAGTCTGGGTTCTCATAGGGTTTTTTGGTTTGTTAGTAATTTTAGCAGTTTTCTTTAAAGACCGTCTTGCATCGATGCAGGCATTTACCGGAAAAATAGTCGATGTATCGGTGTTAGGAATAATTATTTACTATGCTTACTATTTATATGATAAAAACAAGGACAGCAATGGCGACGCGGTTGAAATTATAAAAAAAGAGCTTGGCAGAGAACTGGATGATTTTAATACAGTTATATATGTTGGCATATTTTTGATAGTCATACAGGCCGTCAGTTATGGATTCAGTATATTAACGCTTGCTGGAGATGCTCCTATGTCACTCGGATTACTATCAGGTGCTGGTTGGATATACATGATTATTTTGCTAATTGCCAATTTTTTCAAGCATGTTCTCAAAATTAATATTTCAGATTCATTTCCAAAGAAGGACGAAAAGAAGACGGATTGCAAAACAGAAACTGATGGTGGCGAGGTATTCAATATATCAAATAACGTGTATTCCTACGAGGAAGCTCGTCAGATGTGCAGTTCGTTCGGCGCTAGACTGGCCAACTATGATGAGGTCGAGAAAGCATATACCAGTGGCGGCGAATGGTGCAATTATGGCTGGTCGGAAGGTCAAATGATATTATACCCGACACAAAAGGATACATGGAGTGTTCTCCAGAGAAATAAGAAGCGCGCAAATGATTGTGGTAGACCAGGCATCAATGGCGGATATATTGTAAACCCGAACGTGAGGTTTGGTGCGAATTGCTATGGTAAGAAACCCACTGCGTCAGAACTCGACATTCAACGCATGAATGCCGCCAAAACGTTAGATTCGATTCCAACAAGCGACGATGAGAAGGCGTTGGATGAGAAGGTGAGACAATGGAAAAATATCAATGTAAGTCCATTCAACAAGAACAAATGGTCTGCGTACTAATTTTAGTTTTAGTTTTTCAATAAATATAAATAACCTCTTATATTTATTGAACTGTCGCCTCTGCATATTTACGGCGTTCTTCTTTCAAACGCTCGTATAATTCATAAATGAATGCTTTGCCGTGTATCAACGAACAATAAAAAATACAACCTCGATTATTTTCATAATCTGCTATATTCGATTCTATCATATGGATTCGGCTTGCTATTTTCTGTATCTCAATTTCATTGGAACTGATTTTTACCATCTACCTAATTAATTTAGATATTTTTATATTACTTCGCTTTTTTAGTTTTGTTCATACCAATGAGCCGCGGTAGCTTGCGTTTCGTATGCTTGCCTTTCGTATCGAGAACTCTCTCATAAAGTGCATCATATTTGTCATACTCCATTACATCCAATATAGCATCACCACTAATAAAACTCTCATTTGCCATCGGTCGGAATACTAAACCTAGCGGAATTGACAAATGCTTGAGCGCCGGAAATCCGGCAATCGAACAAGCGCCTCCTCCTCCATGCATAACGTTCTCTTCAAATATGGTTTTTTCTAAAAATGACCTTTCGTATAGCATATATATTAGTCACGCATATTATTTTGTAACATTTCTGCGTATATCCGAGACAGTTGTAATCTCGCGGTTCTCCTTAAGATATTTTATAATGGATGCTACATGTTCTTTGTTTGGTATTATTTTATCTAGGCATGTTTCGATATACGTGAATGTGATGGGCGAATACTCCTTACGGTCATACACGCGCAGATTACCATCACTAATCTGCAATTTTGTCTCGCGCATATTTTTGCTATCAACATAATTGCAAATTTGTGATGTGAGTTGATTCTTGGATTCACGTATTTGTTTTAGCTTTTCATTAGCCAATTTGAGTTGTGTATCGAGAACAACCCACCGCTGAATATTACTTACGAATTCTTCTTTATTATTATTATCCATTCTATTATAATAATAAATATTAAATTTTAACGCTTTCCACGCGTACCCTTCTTGCCCTTACTTTTACCTTTTCCCATTTTACGAACAGTCTTGCCGATTTTCTTCACCGTCCTGCGAACAGACTTGCGCATCTTCTTTGCAGAGCGTTTGAACTTGGTATTCGCATAGAGAAGAAGCGCCGGAACAGCCATGTTCGTGAGCATTCCGCGACCGCCCCTGTTTCCACCAGTAACGGGGACAGCGGCAACGGGAGCAGCATTCGGGTTGTTCATCGCGATAACGTTGGAGCCGGGAACAGCGTGCTGTGCATCGCCGGCACCGTAAACGGCAAGCGCGTAATCAGCCGCGCCAGAACCACCCGTAATGGGCTTTACATCGACAAATTCAGCAGGGGCAAGAGGTCTAAGTTCGCCAAGAGGTCCACCTCCCGAAGCATGTTTGCGCATTGCACTATCCATTATATATTAATAGCCTATATTTTTTCCAATCCGATTTTTTGAATTCTATACGGCATTTGAATCAACAGATATAAAATTGCTAAAACTATCAAAATGAAGAAGACATTATACAAACAAATGAACCATATATACACATATATTTCGTCGTATATAAAGGAAACTACTGGTTTTATCACTTCTTTCACATCGCGTTTAATGTCTTCATTCTTGAAAATATCCGACAGAACGTTGCGCATCCTATTAGAAAAATAGTAGAAATATTATTTTATTACCATACGCGTTTATAGTGTTAAATTTATTTCAATTTATATCATATCTAAAATGAACGCAATTAATGAACCAAATGATAATTTTCTGTTCGACAAGTTAGCGTTAACTTCTCCGATTGCTATGTCTGGCGGAAACCATTTTATGAAATTCTTGCTAAATGATAAGCCTGTATATATTCAACCGCCGAATTGTAAACTCAAACAGGGAATCGTCAAAACGGGTAAACGTTCGTATTGCGACCTTATGTTTACCAATGAGAACGAGAAATTCATTCGATGGATGGAGAATTTAGAAACGTTTAGTCGCAAATATATTTACAATCATCGTGCGAAATGGTTCGAAACTGAACTGGATGAACATGATATTGAGAACTCATTCACTTCGCCACTGAAGATATTCAAATCCGGCAAGTATTATATTGCAAGAATCAATATCCAAACCATACTAGGTAAGACGACATTAAAAATATATGACGAAAATGAGAGCGTAATTGAGTGCGAGAATTTGAAGGAGAATGAAGACGTCGCGACAATTTTGGAGATTCAGGGAATCAAATGTTCTGCACGTATGTTTCAAATTGAGATGGAAATGAAACAGTTATTGGTTCTGAAGCCGGTAGACATGTTTGAAAGGTGTATATTAAAAACGCCGTCGAAGGAATCTTTAGAGAAATCTATCCAAGAACCACAAACAGAACCTATCACGCCCGTCGAGCCTCTATCCATAGAGCATCTATCTACAGAAACAATCAGAGACCCCGTAGAAGAACCAATTATAGAACCAATCAGAGAACCCGAACCAATAGAACAAAAAGAACCTCCCACAAAAGAACAAAATGAACCTCCCATAGAAGAACAAAAGGAACCTCCCATAGAAGAACAAAAGGAACCTCCCATAGAAGAACAAAAGGAACCAAGCGATTTAGAAGAATTTGAATTAGTAGTTGAATCGGATGAAACGGTATTTTTGAAGAAACGCGACGACGTATATTACAAAATGTATCGTGAAGCTTTAAGAAAAGCCAAAGAGGCAAAAGAGTTAGCTCTAGCCAGTTATTTAGATGCAAAACATATTAAAAATACTTACATGTTGACGGATTTAGACGACGATGATGAAAGTGATTTAGAAGACGATTTTGATTTTGACCCCGCATAATTATTTAGCAAATAAAATCAAGTTTTCGGAAATAATTTTATCAACCGTTTATATAAACAGGATGTTAACAAATTTTCAACAGTTGATGAAAGGACTCTCCAGTTGGTTCGAACCCAAGCGTATTGCAATTTTAATTATCGCAATTGCCTTGGGGGTTGCGCTTTTATACTATTCCCAGTCTAAGACCATTGGACTTGAGAAGTTAGAGGATGGCTCTGAGAAGAAGGTCCCCACTACTAGTACATCGGTTGCGGACGTTACACCGGTCTCCTCGGAGAACCAGTATACGCTTTCGCCGACGGCTAACCCCGTCGACCTCCTCCCTAAGGATGTCAACAGCAAGTGGACGACGCTGAACAACCTCAATGGCGCGAACATTAACATGCCTGACCTCCTCCAGGCCGGTGTCCACATCGGTTTAGACACGATTGGCCAGAGCCTTCGCAACGCCAATCTCCAGGAGCGCTCCGACCCGATTATCCCTATCTCGGATACTGGACCCTGGAACAAGAGCACGATTGAGCCCGATTATGGACGTGTTCCCCTCGACATTGGTGACTGCAAGCGTTAAATAAAATTATTATTATAACATCATATTATAATAATGCCTGTTTCAACATATACATATCCAAATGGATTCCGACTAATATACGAAAAATCAAATGGTAGTATCCCCGTTACAAATATGCAAATATTTATAGATTTTGGTTCTGCATATGAGACTGACGATTCGAGAGGCGCCGCGCATTTTATCGAGCATATGTGTTTCAAAGGAACAAATCGTATAAAAGAATCGAAACAAATACAACGCACTTATGATAAGGTGGGTGCATATATAAACGCGTATACAGATAAGCGCTATACAAGGTATGTTACAAAATGTGATAGCAATTATACTGAAAGTCTAATGAATCTGTTTGCCGACATGTTGTTCAATTCGCTATTTCGGGAGAACGACTGTGCTATGGAGGACAAAATAGTCATTGAGGAATCTTCAAAAAGCAGCGATAATGCTGAGACCGAATTAGTTGACCGTAGCGAGGAAATGTTATATAATGGTAGCGCATTTGCGTATCCTATAGATACGTTGGCATATCACGAAAAGCAAATGGAATGCGCACGCATGAATGAATTATACAAATTATTCTACCAGCCGAACCGCATTTCTATTAGTATCGTGTCAGACCTTTCATTGTCGCATATTAAACAAATGCTAGCATCGTCGCCATTCGCGAAACTACAAAATAGCGCGCCGTACCATCATACTATAAATCGGTGTATTACGCCTCAATCTGATACTGCGTATTTTATAAAAGAGAAGATAACAGATAAGACAACACACATATCATTGGGATTTAGAATAAATCGTGAGGATAGATATGCTGCGATAGTGCTAAGGACTCTTATAGGCGGACCAATGAGCTCGCGCCTGTTTATTAAATTACGCGAAGATAATGGACTTACCTACACTTCAAGTGCTTATGTCACATATTATGATATTTATGGAGACCTTACTCTGTATGCTGAAACAGATAGCACCAAAGTAATGTCAAATAGTAATGGGAAAAAAGGTGTTCTCCCACTCATGTTGGACGTCATCAATGATATTCTGAAGAATGGTGTAACTGTGGAAGAGTTCGAGTTTGCGAAAGGTTATTTGAAAGGAACGATGAATGGTGAATTAGACAATAATACACTGAAATGCAAACATAATGGTGCACATTTCTTAGAGTATCCAGATGAACCGTTTTATGAATATACGAAACTATACGACGCGCATTACAAAAATATGACACGTAAAGAAGTTGAAGCCGTTGCGCGCAAGTATTTCAGGAAGGATAATTTGAGTGTTTGTTTAATTGGTGGCAAAACGCCTAAGCCAAATCAAGTGAAGGCAGCCATAAAATTAATGTATCAACATTAATATATACATGCAAATACTGGACATTTTAGGATATATATTGGTAATATTCATCATTGGAATATCTTTATACATCTATTTTGATACCGATAGTTTCCAATTGAAGTGCATTATATCGTCGGTGGATGGTAATAAATATTGTGTTCGCGAACGAGCAAATCTGAAGGCTGCTTCCGACCTACTTGCTAAGACATCGCTTCAGTGCAAGAAGCTAGTAGACTATATAGCGGAAAAGCACCCTAATAATGAAGCTGTGAAGCGTCTAGTAAAGGGATACAACCCTCAGAAAATAATGGAAACATTACCAACAAGTCAATATACAGCATATAGCGAGAACAAAGGTGAAAAGTTAGCATTCTGTTTAAACGTCAAGAAGGATGACGTCACCAATTTAATTGACGAACATACACTGATGTTTGTTGCCATACATGAGCTTTCGCACATAATGACTAAATCGATTGGACACAAGAGCGAGTTCTGGGAGAACTTTAAGTTTATGTTACAAAATGCAAAGGAGGCGGGGATTCACGAACCTGCGGATTATAAGAAGAAGCCTGCCGAATATTGTTCGATGAAGATATCCGACAATCCATTCTATGATATTAAATAAAAACGTAAACATAAATATAAATATAAATACAAACCACTTGTATTTATATATATTGGAATGCCGTCTTGTACTCACGCTTATTTGACTAAATGTAAAACGAACCCACAACCACCCGGTTTCGGCGATTTTTTAAGAGGCACAGTAGCACTGTTTTATTTCGCAGAAGCATGTGGCTTCGAATTGTTAATTGACTACAATTCTCATCCTATATTTTCGTTTTTGAAATTTGGGGACCACTATACAGTGAATAACAAGGATACCGAAATACATGAATGTATATGTCCGCTGTCGTATCCCGATATAATCAATAATCTGAGTGTTTTATTTCAGAGACACACATCGTTTTCAGTTCTCACAAACTCATTTTATGCGACGAATCACCTTGGTGAGTTTGTAGTATTTGCGGAGTTGTCTGATACTTGTAAACAGTTCATGCGAAAGTTACTTATGCCATCGGATATGATTGAACGTGTTCTCTCGCATGTATACGAAGAGCTGGGAGTGGATGTAGCGAAAGGATATAAGGTCATTCATCTTAGATTGGGCGACGTATTTATACACGATGACGTATATGATGAGAACGCGGCAACTAAAATATCCGATAAATTTAAACGTCTTATAATAAGTCGCAGTATAAAAGATAAGTGTATACTGTTAACAGATTCGGCATCAATTGGTCGTCGTATTTCGAAGTTATGTCCACAAATTGCGTATTGGGATAATAATAAAATACATACAGGTGATTTGCGGAGCAAAGCGGCGCACGGTCTACGCGATACCGTTATTGATATGGTAATTATGTCGCGCGCCAATGAAATTTTCAGCTGTAATTTGTCGAGTTTCTGTAATATACCGGCATTTGCATTTGATGTTCCGATTCAGAAATTGTTCATGGAACCTGAGTTCTCACCGATTGCATAAAAAAAAGAGTTTTTCCATAAACTAAATATTTAAGCGTTTTTCTTACTGAGAGGGGTAGTAATCGGGGTTGTCAGTTCCGAGAATGATAAACCTACGCTCTGCATGGATGTATTCCACGATATACGTGTATCCAAAGTAATATGATAATACGCTGAAACAATTTCCGTTCAACTGGGTTACTTCGCTCACATCATCCTCGTAAAAGAAATCGTTGGAAGGCATTTTGGTTGGTTTGTTGGTGATGTAATTTTTAGTTAATGTCTCAGATTTGCTTCAATTTTGTGAGTTATTAACACAAAGTTATAGTGTAAGTATATAATAAGATGGCGGAAGATTTCAAAGTTTGTATATTGAATCCGGACGATAACGATGTTAAGCGAACGCTGGTGTTTGGCTCTGTTCGACCAGATGTATATAAAGGTGAATTAACTATGTCAGACCAGCGAATTTTCTTAGATGATACCATCCAAACAATTAAGAACAAAATTCTTATTGAATTAGGATTAAACGAAGTATCTTACAAGGAACTGCATCTATTTGCTTATTTCCAACAGACGATGCGTACAGATAAAAAGGAGATTCAACGAGATGCAAACTACGTGTTGACTATTTATAATCAAATTACTCAGAATGATAGCTCAAAATATCCGTTTACGCATGATATTAGGGAGCATTTCATAAGCAATTTCTTGATTGATACAGAAAAACGAGAAAAACTAACGAAGACTCAATATACATATGAAGACCTACTCGAGATATATAAAAAACAGCCCATCAAAAAAATACTGGGTAGACAGTTCGCGGATAGTGTAAATCACTTGTTCTCTGTGAACCCATTCCAATGTTCGACTATCTATAATAACCCCGACGCAATGTTATATTCGACTGAAAACTCTGTTCTACTGGATTTCGGTATTTTGCGTGAGCCAACAATATATGTATGTTTAGCATCTGACGTATTCGAATATGCCAGAAACCATAGTTTGAGTGAGAAAGATATGTGCAGTATGTATTATCCATTCTTGTTCGCTAGCGACATTACAAATTCATCCGAATTAGAGCAACGCAAAGAGGAACTGAAAGCAGAATCAAGACAAAATATACCAGATGACCTATTAAAACTATACGAGACTGTCAAGATGTTTTATGACATAAAGGCTGCGAATCCATTTCTAGCGTATAAGAAAGAAGGTATCATTCAGTTCGATATTGGTATCAAGACGGATTTCATAAACCTATTGCCTCTCGATTCCATTTTCAAGAACATACATGCGACAGAGAACATACCATTTATAAAATACAATCCAGGATTCCGACGTGCAAACATGTTTCGTTTATATAGTAAACAAACATACACAAATGGACGTCGAAAACCGTATTTGCAAACATCCGAAATAATAAAAATATCAAAGGAAACTGGTAAATCTGGGGAAATATCACTCTACACCAGCATTATATTCAATGGAGAACTAGTAAAACTATTTGTAGATTTCCAGAAAGACGGAAGTTTACGTATCCATTCGAATTTAGAGAACCCACTGACAGCAGAACAACTGGAAGAATTATTGCAAACCGGATTAAATCCAGTGATTCAAAGTATCAATCAATTTATAGAACCGATAGGATACGACATACGGCTCTTCACAAATCTAACAGATTCGTTTATACAGATTTATAAACTTCAGTATACATCGAGTCTAAAAATAAACAAACTCTCGGATTATGATTTAAATAAGTATAGAAGTTGCCTGTCTAGTTTATTTATTGTCGAAAACGCAAATGTAAATTCGGCGACTGGTGCCAAGTTTCGTTTCAAACGCGTTGCAAATTTCCAAGAAATGAGTCCTATAGATGAATTTATTACTATGGAAAAAAACAATAATTATGTGGAGGTTGAAGAACTCGTCGGTATGGTTGCTAAGGAATTCAGCTTAGATGAGGAAACTGCAAAAGACCATGTTATAAAATTCTATACCAAATATACGATTACAGATAATCGAACAAATGAGACTTCTGGATTCCCCGTGTCATTAAAATCAATCGCATCAGAGAACCTATTAGTGTTAACTATCGATAATATAACGTCGATTCAATACATTCCACTGTTGAAAATATACATGGATAGTATTTTGCGAATATTCCATTCACCTACAACTGTTATGAAAAATGTGCAGACATTATGTTCTCGAAAGGTGAATTTTAATGAAGTTGAAAAGAAGGTGTTCGACACTATTATTCTACCAACGGAAAAACCGGTTGAATTGGACGAGACGTTTTTCAAGAAGACTATAGACAAAGAATTCGAAAATGACGATGACGATGACGATATGTATGGTTTAGACACCGATGATATGTATGGTGGCGCTCCGGAAATAAATCCAGATGGATTCAAACTAAAGAATCCAAATCCGTTCCAGAAGAGAATCGAAGACCGCGATCCGGAACTGATTAAATACTCGAAGGGCGAAAAGACAAATCAGTTCTCGAGAACCTGTAGAGGCGAAGTCAATCGCCAACCGGTTATGTTAAATGAAGAAGAGAAGAATCAAATCGATGATACTGACCGAGCAAATGGCAAATTCACGGATTGGAATGAGCTATTGACGAATGCGGCAATAAAAGCACCAGATGACATTAAACCCTATATTCAAACTCTTGCATCCTGGAATGAGAATATTATCAAACGTAAGGACGAGTTACTAGAATCAAGAAAAAATGCCATATCTACCAAACAAGAAAAAATCGATAGACAGATATCAGCACTTAAGCAAGTCCCTATGGCCAAACCTCAGTTTGAGTTATTCATGAAGAAAGAAATATTTAAACAAGATGACGATGCGGATGTTGATAAAAAGAATGACAAATTAAAGGCAAAGGAGTTATTTGCACGCATAGATAAATCGAAACTAGATGAATCTATTGATAACCTCAAGGTAACAGAAGCAGACCCGACGAATAAGGCAATATTCAATGCTATGCAGAAACCGTATCCCGATACTGATGCCAAGTTCGAATCTGCTGTCAAAAAGATAATGAGAGCAAAACGTAGTGTAGTTAAACTACAAAAGGATGATGCCGAATTCCAGAAGGTATGGAATTTACTCGAACCAATGAAGGGTTCTTATTTGAGCTCTATATCACTTAGTGCGGACCCAGATAAGCAATTTTGGTATATTTGTCCGCGATACTGGTCATTGAAGGAGAATCGTAGTTTGACGGATGAAGAAGTCAAACAACTCACGACGTTAACTGAAGAACAAGTAAAACAGTTATTTGACACTAAAAAATCAGAGTTATCTGGTAGAAAGGAAGAGGCTGCGAAACAAATATTTATTCTGAAAAAAGACGTAGTTGCATCGAGTGGCAAAAAATGGACGAAATTTTTAATGAAGGATGGTAAATTGGTTCTCAAAGATGATAAGCCGATTGAACAGAAATGTAGAATACGTTCTATTGACGAAAAGACTGGATATCAATTATCGTTTGAACCGAATGACATAAAAGATATAATACCTATGGAGGCTATTCGCAACTCGGAAGAGTTCTTCTTACAACCACAGTTTATTATTCCTTATAAATCAGAAGTTGTTCCCGATGGTGCCTATATATATGAATTTGCTCATCCGGAGGAACATTTCGATGCCAAAGGTGAATATATACCACATTTTCCGGGACTTATTAAGAATTTGAAGTCAAAATATGATTTTCCCTGCTGTTTCAAACGTGATGATGCAAACTTAGGTGATTTTGTCAATGTGGATGTAGAGAAAGAGAAAGAGAAAGAGAAAGATGAACCCAAAAAGAAAAAGGACAAAAAGGAGAAGGAAAAGGATAAAAAGGAAAAGGCAGAGGCAGAGGTAGATGTAGAGGTAGAGGCAGAGGCAGAGGAAAAGGAAAAGGAAAAGGAAAAGGAAAAGGAAAAGGAAAAGGAAAAGGAAAACAAAGATAAAAAGAAAGAAGACCCAGAAGTTGATATTTTCAAAGCACAGTATACGGCGGCAAGTAATAAGTATCCAATTCAACAAAACCGTTGGGGAGTCTTGCCATTAAAAGTCCAAGACTTTTTCGAAGTAGACAATTTAAAGTGCGTTGAGGATGATGACAAGCTAGTTTCTAAATTAAAATACCCTTGTCTAAAAAGATATGGAGTAGAATTGTCCACGATACAATCAATTCTTGCTTGCTTCGCAGATATATATGCATACACAAATGACGATGTGAAACAAACTCCAACTATAGAAGAAATGAGAAAAATAATATCTGATGCAGTAACATTAGATTATTTTACGTCTTACAACAATAACACACTTGCTTCTATTTTTAGACCAGATTCAAATACGGCGGACGTTTCAAAATATAAAGACACAATGTTTTATAAGGAGATAAACCCTTCAAATGAATCTCAAGTGAAAACAAGAGATACTATCATCAATGCATATGAGAATTTTATAAAATTCATTAATGACCCATCATCCAAAATAGATCATACGTATATGTGGGATATAATGACAAAACCCAATGAGTTATTGTTCCCGCCCGACAAATTTCCAGATGGAATTAACCTAGTTATCTTCGAAATAAATAAGGATTCCGGCGCCATAGAATTAGTTTGCCCTACAAATCAATATTCTGACTCCAAATGGATGTCAGATAAAAAACAAACGCTGTTTTTAATAAAACAAGACGTATTCTATGAACCAGTGTATCTGCAATTTATGGAAGACAAATATAATACAATAATAACAAAATTATTTGCAGATGCTAAAATAGAGGGAGTTGATATGGCGAAGGCGCTTGCACGAATCAGGAAGTTAAATGATACATGTAAACCAAAATACAGTATTCCTAATGCTTCATATAAAGGTCGTGCACTAAGCGCAATAGAAACCATCAACGAATTACGTGAAAAGAATTACGACATATCCAAACTGAATCAAGTTGTGAATTATCAATTTAAAACGGTCGGATTTCAATTGTCGATTGGAGAAAAAACAATGTTTCTACCTTGTGCGCCATCAGCTACAATAAACGACACGTATTTTATATTCGTCGATTATCCTGAAATATGGAATGACTATAAGACTACGCTACAGCTATTGATGTCAATGGATAAATCATTCAATTGTATCCCAAATAGAAAGGTCATGAACCGTAATAATGTTATTGGATTTCTAACTGTATTCAACCAATTTATAAAGGTTACTGATTCAATTACCAAAGAAGCAAGTATTGAAATCGACAATGAATTAGGCATTAAACTGCTACCAATAAATGGCGGCGACTATCTCGCTGCCGATAAGAAGGTAACTACAAACCAACCGCCCGATGAGAACCGAATTGATACCATCAAACAATTAAGCATAGAAAGTAATGCGTATAATTTATTTCGAAGCGCAGTTCGGAATCTATTGAGTTATTACGAAAATAGAAAGGCAAAACTAAATATTCATAGAATCATAAAAAAGAGGGATTATGGATACCACGAAAAAATCGACCGAATCGAAAGGATAATAAAAATGGTTACCAAAGAAGATGTGGTTTTTGGAGACGTTTCCAAGTCATCTGGGTATCAATGTTTATACGACAAAGAGACAAAATGCCCAATTGAATTACCAAAGAAGAATCTAATCAATGGAAAAGATAATTCGGTAAGATACTTCATACGAATAGCGGATGAGTTGGTTCGATACAATCGTGTTCGCTCATTCATAATGGAGCCGAAATATTATCTGAATGTAAGTAATGTAAATTATAAAATCAACTCGAATGAGATATTATTATTGGATTCTGCAATAAATTCCGCGTATTTAAATGACACAAATGTATTCAGTGTAAATGAATATATACGAAATATTACATATGAAATAGCAGAACCAGACCCAGATAAATCACAGCGCTATGTCAACCGTTTAGTCCTTTGAACCATCCGGCGTTGTATATTTTATCATCGGCATATGCTTGTCCATATTATACATTAAGTTCACGGTATCCGCAGGGTATACACAATCTTTATGTAGCGCCGTTGCAAATGTCATAAATGCGGACAAGCTACCCGCCATTAATTTACAAGAATTCAATATAATGCAAACTTCCATTAAATCTGCTGGACGATAAAACGGAATTTGAATTGGAAGTGGAATATTCAAAACAAAAATATTATATTGTTCCTCTGAAAATGAAACAAATATGGTTTTCGATAAATCCAATGTATTAAAAAATACAATGTCGCTTTTTCGGTTAGGGAATCTATAATCCACCGTATTGATTACGGTAATGTCGCTCCATCTCGGGTCAATCGGTATGTTTAGTAACCATTTACGTTTACCATATTCGATATTGTATATTGCCTCTATAACTTCGCTATATGAATTGCTACGAAATATATGCGCACGCCATAATGTTAAATCTACATCAAATGGTTCGCCATTATGTAATCGGACATCTTCAATATAAGGTTGCAGCGCAATTATTTCACGGATATCTTCGAGGGTTTTCGCTGCGCCAAAACGAAATTTATCTCCGAGGGTATCATCCAAATAAATAATACCCTTTTTTCCTGTTTTCAAATAATACTCAAATACAACCGATAATTGTTGAAAAAAATCGCCCAATCTACCACCCGTTATGTAATTTATACAACTCATATAATATATAATATTGTATGATTTTTAAACTATTTTCTGAATATAACTAATTTTGATATAATCCATGCGCCCAATAGAAGCCACATATTACATATGGTTAAACTACTATTATAAATAAACCAAGACAGACCCTGACAATGCGGAGATGCAACTGAAATGGGAGACATGATAAATCCCCAGATGGTTGTCGGAACACAGATACACACATACAGATGTGCCGCTACATAATGCGCCACTATCCATCCCAAATATAGGAGGGTTAATTGAACGAATTTATTGTCGAGATACTTCATGTTGTTGCTTTTATTGTGGTTGTTTTTTCTACGCGGTTTGCAATTTCAATTTTTCCATTATAGTCCCATGTCATAATCGTCATCACAAACTATTGCATCCGACTTCTTGATGTTCGTAATATTGTTGCGTATCTTGATAGAGCTACTCGCACACCCGTCGCCACTGTTTGCATCTACGCCAAACATCTTGTCGACATCAGTCGACTTTGCAGCAACAGCGTCAGAAAGCTTTGCCATCTCTCTCATATCCAGAATCACATTGAACGACCCAGTTCCATACTTTCCGTATTGTCCACACATAACGCTGGCCGATACACCGCGCATATGGTCGAAATCGGCGTGACGAGCGGCCTCCAAAAGAACTTCCGTATGAACCTCGAACGTCGCCTTTGCAATGGGTCCGATATTGTCGTTCAGCAATCCCGACCTGAAAATCGGCACCATGTTCTTAGTCATAGTCATCCTGTCACAGAGAAGACTCAAATGGTGGTAGTTAATATACGCGTCACTGAACTCCATAACCTCGGAAATCTCATTAAACAACATCTGTCTTGCCGCCTCAATTCCCAATACGTCAAATACTTCACGGATATCATTACTATAGGTCCTGATGTAGTCGATGAAATCTAGACCCAGGACATTCAACAGATTTGAACCGGTCGTATCTAGAATCCAAATATCCTTACGATTGAACTTGCCCTCTTCCATAGCTACCATGTTTTGTAGCTTTCTGGGAGTTACTTTATCGACACTACTAACTCCACGCAGAATGATTCCATTGAGAATGACATCTTGCATATTTTTAAGCACATAGATTTCGTCAGACTGGTCGAGCGTATTCGCAACAATCTTCTTCTTTTTGTTGATGTCGAACAAGCGAATGCGGAAGACGAGTTTCTCGTTATTGTAATCCGAGAAGACACAGCTTATATTCTCGCCATAGGCGCTATTCGTAATCGCATAGTGGATGTCGTCCATTGTAATATTCTTCTCTAGTAGAGTCGTCGCATCCATTTCCATACGAATAATCCACTTAGACTTATTACGCGAATCAGATTGCTTATCATCGCCGCCATTGCATTCGTCGATGAGGTCCTCAAACTCATAGAATTGCTCGATGAGAATCTTATCTGCCTCAATCGCAGTAGACCTCTCGTGTGGTTCAAAACAAATCTGGATGGATTTAACAACGTCCGCCAATTTCGTGTATTCAATCATATTCGCATACTTGACTGCCTTGTCCTTGTCCATCTCATCCATAGTCTTCAAATGAATCGTAAGTGACGGATTCTTCGGGTTACTGGTAAGGCGTAGGAGCTCTTCGATTCTCGGCACACCACGCGTGACGTTGGATTTGCTTGCGACTCCAGCCAAATGGAAAGTATTTAGGGTCATCTGCGTAGTAGGCTCACCGATACTCTGACCAGCAATAACTCCCACCATCTCTCCCGGGTTAACGATAGATTGCTTGTATTTTAGGACAATCATCTCCAATAGCATTACCAGAGCGGCCTTGTGGAACCTCTTCTGAATAAGCAGGCTCTTGGGAGACAGATGATAATAGTAGAGAATCTCAAACAACTTGCCCGGCTTCACTAGAGTTAGCGAATTCAACTTGGCGAAATACTCCTCGATTATGTCAAATGCCTCAAGTGGGGTAACGTCAACGATAGAGTTCGCATTGAGACTGAGCTGTCCCTGGATGTTGGCAATCGAGTTCGCGAACGAAACGGGAATCTTCACACCATCCTCGTTCTTATTCTTGAATACCGATTTTACCAAATCACTACGAGACTCAATCATCATATTAATATATTTCACACACTTTTCCTGCGTTGCCTTCGCTTGTGATTTGGCGCGTTTCGCTGCCTGCTTCGTGTAAATCTCGCTATTCTCGGCAACATCATAGTGCATATAAATGTCCTCGATGCTCATCCCTACGAGTGGGATGGTCTGATTTTCAACACGAGCCGAATCGATTCCATCATCTCCATAAGCGAACTGGACTACGCGACCCATGTTATTACGGACGGTCATGTCATACTCCACCTTCAAATCCTCTAGTCCCTTAATCAATCGCCTCTGGATATATCCAGTCTGCGAAGTCTTCACCGCAGTATCAATCAAACCAATACGCCCTCCCATAGCATGGAAGAATAGTTCGATAGCCGTTAATCCGGAGATGTAAGAATTCTCTACGAATCCACGAGCGCTCGGACTATCATCATACTTACTATAGTGCGGTAGTGTTCGATTTTCGAACCCATATGGGATGCGCTTTCCATCCACATTCTGTTGCCCCAATCCAGCAATCATCTGCGAAATGTTCAACATGTTACCCTTTGACCCAGACTTCACAATCATAAGGAAACGATTATCCTTACTCAAACTATCCCTCGCAATCTTGCCCGACTCATCGCGCGCCTTGTTCAGAATGTTATTGACCTGTAGCTCGAACTCACTCGAATTAGTATGAGCCGTGTTATTCTCGAAAATTCCCAGATGAACCTTGTCGATGAGCGCCTGCACTTCCAGCTTCTGTTTCGTAATCGCCTGGATAATCTTCGTCTGTGTCGTCTTGTCGGCAATCAGGTCGCTGACTCCAACACTATACGCACTCGATTTCATATACTCCGTAATCACGTTTTGCAAATCGTCGATGAAGTTTGAGCAAGCCATGTTTCCGAAGTCGTTGAAAACCCGGTGTAGGATTCCCTTTGACGTCGATGACAACACGGACTTTTCCATCTGTCCACGAATGAACTTACCATTGCGAATCTCCAATACGTTGTTGGATGTCGCATGCTCCTCTCCGTCGCCGAACAGATTCGTCTTGTAATTCAGCGTAATCGGTGCCATAATTTGTGATAGCACATCGAAGCTAGTGAGCTTGTTTCCCCCATCACGAATCGCCTTTGTGTCCACCTTGGAATACATCATCAACAGGTTCATAACAAATCGAGGCGTCAATTTAATGTTAGGACGCGTGAAACGGTAGGAACCGAGTAACGAATCTTGATAAATACCAATAATCGGCGCATTTGAAGCCGGACTAATAATTTGATAAGGAATGGCCGCCAGGTGGCGCAATTCCGTCTCTGCCAACACATTTTGTGGCACATGCATATTCATTTCGTCCCCATCAAAATCAGCATTGTAAGGCTTCGTGTCACCGACATTCATGCGGAACGTGTCACCTTTTCTCATAATTTTTGCAATATGGCACATCATAGACATTCTGTGAAGAGACGGCTGACGGTTAAAGAGAACCGCGTCGCCATCCATCATGTGACGGTGAACAGTGTCACCATTCTCGAGGTTAATCGAGTTTCTATCAACGTATCTCAGTGAAATGCTACTGCCATTCTTGCGCTCAAGAATCTTCGCACCCGGATAAACTTCCGGACCATTTTGCACGAGTTTCGTCAAGAACTCGCGATTCATGTTGTTTACCGTAACCGGCTTTGTAATATTCATCGCAATTTTTCTTGGAACTCCGAGTTGACGAATCGAAAGATTTGGGTCACCACTAATAACTGAGCGAGAGCTGTAATCAACGCGCTTACCCATCAAGTTTCCTCTGATTCTTCCACCCTTCGAATTCAAACGAGTCGCGACGCACTGATACGGTCTTCCAGACCTCTGAGCAAGTGGCGCCGCACCCTTCGTCTTATTGTTCGCAATCATCGCAATAAAGTATTGTAGAAGTCTCGTCAATCCATCAATCACATTCGCCGACGCATTATTCAATATTTTATCTTGCAGTTCCTTATTCGTCTTAATGATATTGCTATAAATGTGAGTCAAGTCATCTTCGCTGCGCTGCTGGGCGTCGTGTTTTACGGAAGGTCTCACAGCGGGTGGAGGAACCGGCAATACTTGACAAATCATCCAATCTGGACGAGACCAAGTCGGACTAAAACCTAGGAAGTGGACATCTTCATCGGAAATGCGCTTGAAGTTTTTGAGAATCAGTTCCGGCGTAAGTTTCATATTCACCGGTCCGCTCTCACCCGCCTCATTCTCAATATTATCCCACTGAGCAAAGACGGTAGCCATCTCCTCCACTTTGATTTTATCCGGTTGCTTGCAGCCACATCCGTCATCCGTTTTCTCGCCGCAACGCTTCACCTTTGTCGCCAACTTCGATACGTAATCCCATCTGTGACGCGGGGCCATATGCAGTGCATGAGCATGTTGAGACTTGTTAATCAATAGTTTACTGCACTTGAAACATACACACTTCGATATTTTCAAAATTTCTTTCAAATGTTGTGTATAGAATACGGGGCGAGCCAATTCAATATGTCCGAAATACCCAGGGGTGTCGATGTAAGTGAATCCGTCAGTCGGGCAGATGGTTCCGGGTTCCAAAACGCCCATTCTGGGGTCGAAGAGCCCGCCAATGACGGGTTTATTATTAATATAGGTGTCGCGCGTCGTGACTTCCACTACCGAATTTTTTCGGATTTCATCCGGAGACAGTATACTAAACTGAATCCCGATGATTCTGGAAGTCGCAACACGGTCGTTTGCAATAATTTTTGACATGGCTGGTATATTATACAATACGCTTTTATATTATTGTTTCAATTTTGTGTTAAAAAATGCGCATTCGAAAAATTTTCAGATTCGCTATAGTCTAAATATTTTATGTTGTCAACAACACAAATTTTTAGGAAAATTGATTTATGAATTTAATGTGTTAAAATTGGCACATTTCACTCTCAAACAGATATTATAACATGGTTCGCACTAGAAACGAGAAGCTTGCTGTTGCCAGGAGGTTGAAGAAGACCCGTGATTCCGACGATGAGAGCATCGGTAGCGAGGACACCGAGACTGAGACCGAAGAGGAGTCTGACTCCGACTATGTCCCGAAGTCTAAGAAAAATAAGAAAACCGATAAAAAGAAAAAGGTGGTCGAGGAAGAGGAGGAGGACGATACTGAGACGGAGTATACCGACATCGACACGGAAGAAGATGAAGATGAAGAGGAGATTCGCAAGAAGGTTCGTAAGATTGCCTCTAAAATGTTCCCATCTAAGTATATTCAGAAAAAGGTGAAGCAGGACAAGCTCGAGAAGAAGAAGAGCAAGTCCAAGGGTAAGAAGCAGATTGTCGAGGAAAGTTCTGAGGAAGACGAAGAGGATGAGTATGATGATGAATACGATGAGGATGAGAATGAGTATGAGGAAGACGAGGATGATGATGAAAATAACAAAATCAATATCATCTTCGGATTCGGCGGCGGAGACGAGGATGAGGATGAGGATGCCCTCAAAGATGACGATGACGAGGAGTGCAACAGCGATGACGAGAAGATGTTCATGAAAGAGACTTACGTCGCAGTTGATGTCCCCGAGGTCGACAGAAAGGCCAAGGAGAAGAAGGAGAAGAAGCTGAAGAAGGAGCAAGATAAATTGGACAAGGAGAAGATTGCGTTCGACAGTGAATATTCGGACCTGGTCGAGACGAAAAAGTTTCTTATTGAGAAGCTTAAGAAGAAGCCCGAAAGCAAGCCGTTGTTGAAGTCCCTTGCGGATTGCAAGGAGTCTATCCAGCAACTGGTAAAGAAGACGCGCTCTGACAATACCAAGGATTATCACAAGCTGGTAAATGCGCCGAAACAGAAGTCTGAGAGTGAGATGGAGTATTTCAAGAAGAAGCTTTCCAACACGGAGCAGCGCAAGATAATGAAGGACTTGGAGGAAATCAACGCGCATATCATGATTGACCGTCCCTACAGGCTCGCGCTTCTCCAGTCGAAAATTCCGACGAAGTATAAGGCGACAGTGATGCAGAAGCTGAACTTGTTGAAGTCCATGGACACATGTGACTCGGAGTATTTCAAATTGAAGAACTGGGTAGATCTGTTTATGCGAATCCCATTCGGAAAGTATGCCATCCTGGACGTCAACATGGCCCACGGACTGGACGCTTGCCAGGGCTTCATGGATAATGCTATGAAAACGCTCAATGAGTGTGCGTATGGCCTCGTAGATGCCAAGATGCAAATCCTACAGATGATTGGACAGTGGATTGCCAACCCCGGTGCGATGGGAACCGCGATTGCTCTCAAGGGACCGATGGGAACCGGAAAGACCACGCTCGCGAAGTATGGAATCAGTAAGATTTTGAACCGTGCTTTCTGTCTGATTCCTCTGGGAGGTGCAACAGACGAGGCTGTATTTGTTGGTAGTCCGTATGTATATGAGGGTAGTGGCCCCGGCATCATCACTAAGATATTGAGCGCGACACAAGAGATGAACCCGTGCATCCTCTTTGATGAGCTGGATAAGGTTGGTGAGGGTGAGAAGGGACGCGAGGTTATTGGTATCCTTACTCATTTGACGGATTCTACTCAGAACGACCAGTTCCACGACAAGTATTTCCCGGATGTGGATTTCGACCTGAGTCGTGCAGTATTGTTGTTCAGCTATAATGATGAGTCAATGGTGAACCCGATTCTTAAGGACCGCATGTATAGTATCCAGACGAAGGGCTACAACACGAAGGAGAAGGTTACGATTGCAAATGACTACCTGCTGCCGAAGATTCGCGAGCAGGTAAATTTCAAGAAGGAGGATATCGTGATTCCCGACGAGACGCTCGAGTATATTATCACTAACGACTCACTTACCAAGTCGGAGGACGGAGTGCGTAACCTGAAGCGCTGTTTGGAGGTTATCCACACCAAGTTGAACCTGTTCCGTCTCGTCGGTTCGAAGGAGAATATGTTCACCAAGGACATCAATTTGAAGGTCACCTTCCCTTTCACTGTCACCAAGAAGGACGTCGACGCTCTAATCAAGACCGACGATAAACATACATCGCGAAGTGTATTAAACAGTATGTATGTATAAACTATAAATGAGCGAAAAGTTGCGCTTGATAGAAAAACTAATCGAACTAAGGAATGAGTTGGCTATAGAACCAGAAACTAAAAAAATAGACAATGAAATAAAACATTTTTTAATGAAACATTGTGTGCACGATGTTATAACGGATTATATCGATATAACGCCAAACAGGGGTATGAATATTAAATATTGTGCAAAGTGTGGGGTCACACTATAGAATCCATGTTGCCGATAACGGCATTTAGTAGGCGCGAAATAATTTTTTGTTGAGCGTCTAACACATTTAATCCATCTTGAGAACTAGTAATAAGTGGTTTATTTTCTGTCCACGTTTTTTTTAGTTCCGAAATAGAGGTTTTTGTTTCAGTGTCAATTAATCCTTTTACGCGTTTATTATACCACTCGAGCAATTGTCCTCTAACGGAGTCTATATTTTCTTTTGCAGAGTCTCTATCTTTTGCCGATATTTTATCATTTTTAGCTATTAACGATGATGCCATAATCAATTGATATACTTGTTCGCGCACCATAAGTAAGTGCGAGTAATCTAGTTTATCATCGATACCCTCCAGTATATTTCCCTTTAATAAGTATGCAAATAGCATAGAAGCAACCCCTACGCCTATAATTATGATTTGTTCCTGTTTCATATTATTATTATACATAATAATAAGATATTAAACCCTTGAAGAATTAAAATGTGACGAAGTCCCATTTTTTTCTTAAGGATTATGACCGATAAATTTCCAAACGGACGCTTGCGACAAAGTCGTATATCAACGCTATGCGTTCAAGAAATCGTCCCATTTGAAATCTTCGTCGGTTTAATAATCACGCACCTATTTGCGAATCGCGTCCGGTTGAATTTCCGCCCCTGGATTGTAAAAGGTATAATTGTTCTTTTGACAAACAAAGAGGTCCGAGTGAATTAGTTAGTCCAGATGATAATTTAGAACAAGTCATACTTCCAGTCGCACTGCTAAATATGTCAATTATTTCAGATGATTTATAATCCGATGCAGAAATAGTCGTGAATCCTGATTTAACTGAAACAGTCGGAGGAACAGGTGGGCTCCCTAGATTGAGTGCCTTATCCTTTGCCGCAGCGTCCACAAGAGCCTTCGCCGCATCCTCAGCTGCCTTAGCATCCGCTGCTGCCTTGGCATCCGCTGCTGCCTTAGCGTCCGCTTCAGCCTTAGTCTTAGCATCAGCATCCGCTTTGGCTTTCACATCAGCGTCCTTTTTTGTCTTTTCAGCAGCATCAGCGACAACATTCGCCAATTTATCAGATGCGGTTACAGTAAGAGATGAATCATACCAAGTCAAAAACTCGCGAGTTAATTCCTCGGCTTTTGCATCTCCCACGCCGGGCGTTTGCGGATTTGTTTTTACTTTCAGCGCAATTTCTCTGACGTTCTCAATTACTGCTGTCATACTATAACTCTGTTTTGCAAGTTCACGTTCGATAATTCCAATTTGCTTCTCATTGGAATCCGCGCTGGGTAGCTTTTTCAATCCTGCGACCAGCTCTGTGAGTTTAGCATTGAATGTAGAAGCTTCAAATCCCTCATATTTTGCATACACTGCGCTCGAACTATAAGGCGTCGCTCCACAAGATATTCCTGTAGCAATTAGAATAAATAAGACAAGGACGCACCCTAAAATCACGTATTTGATATTCATGTTTATCTTGTATACATAAATATAAGATAAAAATATTACTTTTTACTAAACCATTAGCGACGACTCCTACTTTGTGCAGCGATTTATTAAGTATACTTTTGGTTTAAATGCTACACCATAACGATTAACCACAATAATTGTGTATAGATAATTACATAATAGTATAAAAAGCAAAATAATTAAGACTGATAAAAATAAATCATTTTTAATCAACCATGTCGATGTTATTCTCTCAGGGTCTCCCATCTTATATTATTACCGGACACAATCTTTCATCCATTTCTTGATATTGCCAGTTATGTATGCTATATACATATTATCTGTTTTACACTTCACAGTCCGGTCATTCCAGTTTACGTATATGTGCATATAATGCATTATTAAAACTGCGATTAATATAATTGCTATTACTAACGTAACACCCGTTTTGTATTTGCTTATATTTGGTTCAATATACAGGTAGCTGTTTACCGGCATTATATTATATGCAAATAAAATACATAAAAAGGTTTCTACTATTATTATATTATGAATAACGAAGAGCGTTTGAACCTAAAGAAGTTAATTAACCAGAATGATTGCGTTGATAATACTGAACACATTCGCTCGCTAAAGCATAGCAGTCAAATTCGCGATGATATTGTAAAAATTCAGAATTTGAAGAAGAAACATGCGCGTGTTAAGAAGAATGAACCAGAGCGGTTTCTAGCGTTATGTCAGTCTCAATGCCCGTTTTTGTTCAATGGATATACTGATATATTCAACAAGGTATACAAGGACGAGATAGATTTGAATATAATGAGTAATATGCTGGATGTCCTAAAGCAGATTGAGGATGGAAAGGTTGACCAACATGAGGGTTCAGTTATGATTGGTAAGGTATTGAAGGAATTGTATGTTGATTCTGCACTAAAGCGATGCAATACAATCGACCAGAATGCCGAAAGGGAGGAGCCAGTTTATGTTGAATCTAAGCCCATTTCGTGGAAGCAATACAAGCAGATGAACGACCACGCATAACCATTCTTATATTTATACTATAGTAAATATAAGATAAGCATACTGTATATGCTAAAACAGATACAAAAACAGATACAAATATATAAAGGCGATCTATTCCAAAAGCCGTCTGGTCTAAAATCAAATAAGAAAAAGGTTGTAGTGTTTGATTTGGATGAGACAATAGGTTCATTTGCCGATTTAGAAATATTATGGAGTGCTCTATGTGAATTGGACGCATTCGAATCGACACAGGAATCGTTTAACAAGTTATTAGACTTATATCCAGAATTTTTGCGATACGGAATCTTGAATATACTCGATTTTTTACATTATAAAAAAACGAGGGGATTTTGCTATAAACTGTTTATTTATACGAACAATCGATTTCCGAAATCATGGACTACTATGATAATACGATATTTGGAAAAAAAACAAAATACTCCAAGATTATTCGACCAGTTGATTTGCGCGTTCAAAATAAATGATTGTATAGTTGAACCTAAGAGAACAACGCATTCGAAAACACACGGAGACTTAATTCGATGTTCTCTTCTACCAAAAACGAGTGAGATTTGCTTTATAGATGATAAGTATTTTGATAACATGACTGGCGGATGCGTATACTATATACAACCGAAACCATACAATCATGTGATGTTGACAAAGGATATTATTGAGCGACTTTGCAAATCGAATTTGATATCCGACAGCAATCTTACACGGAGCGCATTTTCGCGATTATTAACGGATAAATTTTCGAATTTCAATACAATTTCAAAAAGTGACGAAGAAATTGCTATCGATCGGTCAGTTTCGCAAAAACTCATGTTTCATATCCAAGAATTCTTTCGTCTTACCACTAGCTCCAACCGGACCCAAAAAATGCGCAATTATTCAGTCGGCAAATTTACACGAAAGCGCGCTCGGTCTACATCTTCCTCACATGTTCATACGCCATAAGTATCAATTGTTCTCCTGTAGATAACTTTTGAAACATAAAACAATCGTTGAATTTTATTTGGAATAATCGGTGTTGTGTGTTCCTACATAGAACATGGCATCCATTATCTAGAAACTTGACATCAAGAACAATAGCACCGTTTGTCAGATTCTTATTATCGTGTCGTATCCAGCGTATATGTTTTCCCTTGTGTATTTCATAAATGTTCTCTACATATCTGTATCCCGCGAGTCGGTTGCAGATATCGGCGACTTTCGAACCGACGAGTCCTAGACTCTTTACAGCCTTAATATTTTCATCGAGTATATCATCCAATGTTTTATTGTCTAGATAGTCTGTTTTTTCATCATTTACATTTTTTAGTAGTTCGTCAATATCAATCTGTGCTAGAAGCGACGTGTCCTTGCTAACGCGTTCAAATATTGCGTTAATGTCCATTATATAATAATAATGTTATATCTTTATATTAGCCTTCGATGAAATTGTTCTCACTGCATACTGTGTTATTCCCATGTCCGTTAGTATTAACACGGCACTTGCAAATATTATTTGGCTATCGTAATGCTTGAGTTTATGTTCTCGGAATGGGTGAAATTTGAATACCAATATTGCGCAAACAAATAATCGGATGGCATAACTCAATGTTTCAATATATCTCGGATTTACGTAGAACACTCCAACGTATATTGAAAAATATAACGCATATAGTGTAAACGCCATAGTGAGATAAACGGGTTTTTTTATGTATTCTATACCATTTTCGATTTCCATTATACATTTATCGCCGAAAAAAACCAAATAGAAATAATACCCGTTTATTGTATAATGATTTCGAGTGTTATTTCAAATAAATATGTAGTCGATTCTATATTGGGTCATGGAAAATTTGGTATTGTATATGATGGGCGAAAGGTTAGCGCACCAGATGAACATGTAGCGATTAAAGTGGAACCGTCCGACAATAAATTCAAGGTTCTCCGACACGAAGTGACAGTGTTGAATTATTTATATTATAATGATGTTAAGTATATACCTCGCATCTATTGGTTTGGACAACATATGAATCGAACATGTTTAGTTATGACACACTTCTCATGTAGTTTGCAAGATTATATTATTCGTAAGGGAACGTTAGACCACAGGAAGTTATCGTCTATGATAATCAAATGCATTGATATATTGGAGAGCATCCACAAGTGTCACATTTTGCATCGTGATGTGAAACCTCATAATTTTATGATAAAGGGTGGCGATTTATATATGATTGATTTTGGACTAGCGAACGTATTCGTCGATGACAACGGAGAATATATTGAAAAACGCGATTTCGTAGGTTCTCCTAAATACATTAGTTATTATACGCATTGTTCGGAACCTATGTCACGTAGGGACGACCTTTTGTCATTAGGTTATATGTATATGTTTATGCAGACTGGTAAGCTACCATGGGAGAACACGAACATTGAAAGTTCTCATGCAGACACCAGCGTATTAAATCCGAATAATATTTTAAGGATGAATGAAAAATCATGGAATAAGCTAAATACAATCTTGGATGGGGCGATTAAGATGTATATGAAGTATTGTTATGAGCTAAAATATAATGATGAACCGAATTATCATATTTTAATGGAGCTATTTGTAGATTGAATTCTTTGTTGGTTTAAGCCTTGGTATATTCGCTGACCGATTTATGTTTGTCGAATCCTTCAAACCCCTCGACCGCAGCGAGAACCTCCTCTGGTGTTTTCTCCTTCTTCTCTTTCTCATCAGCCTCCATACCTTCCTCCTCGGCCTCCATCCCCTCCTCCTTCTCTTCGCCCTCCATGCCCTCCTCCTCGTCGGCACCCTCCGTTAATCCTTCGCTCACAGAAGGTAGCGTAGCAGAGCTAGCAACCTTGAAAAAATCCACATTGCTCAAAATAAGGGCGGCGACCAAGATCGCGAACAGGAATGCAATTGGCGCAAGTTTGCTGGAAGATATTCCTAAAAGTTTCATTATATAAATATACGATATAAATTATTACTCGAAATAGATATAACGAAATATATATAAAGATAAACGTCTTGTAAGTGTATAATGAGCAGTGAACGTATTACCGGACGTGTCAAGTGGTTTAACAGCAAGTCGGGATTTGGGTTTATTACGGTTTGTGATGGTTCTCACAAGGACAAGGATATCTTTGCGCATTTCTCTTCTCTTAGGGGCGAGTCATCTCAGTATAAGTATCTTGTCCAGGGTGAGTATGTCGAGTTCGCTCTCGGAAAGTCGGAGAGCGAGCAGCATGAGTATGTTGCCCTCGACGTGAGTGGTGTCAAGGATGGTCTGCTTATGTGCGATACGCACCGCATTAATGCGAGCTCTACCCCTAGGCCTGTCTCTGCACAGAGGACTCCGCAGGCTCCGGGAAGGTCTGGACCTGGGTCGGACGTTCGTCGTAGGCCTCCCCGTCCCGCTGTTAGTAGTCCCCGTTAAATATATCCATAAATTGAAATAAAAAAATATCCTCTTCGATTCGTTGAAGTCTAAAATTATAAAAATCTACTTCATTCCACCACAAATCCCGCTTTAGGTTATTTTCCATTATATATTCCCGATTATATATTATGAAAATTTGTGTTTCGTCGTTAAATGATACGCGTTTCATTCAGTCTACAATGTACCAATAAAAAAGTGGCCGAAGCCATTTTTTTATTTTTTGGATTTATATTTTTCGTTGCGGATTTTTGTATTTTTACATGTGCTCGGGAGCGCATACCACCCCGCCGAGACCATTGTTAACAAAGTCCTGCGTGGCGGTGATGAAGTCGCCGTTAGGCCCATTCGGCACCATGTAATCGGTATCACACTCCACACCGTATTTCATGTAGTTGATTAGGCGGAAGCGGGTGGCGTCGGGAGAGGGCAACAGCATCGTGTGAATCGTCTGATGCAGACGTCGGACGTCGACCTCGTAGCGCTCGCGCAAGGTCTTAATCTCCTGAGCCTGTGCCTCTACGACCGACTGTAGAATATTCGCGTTCTCGGCAATCTGGTGGATGTTGAGCTTGGTCTCCGAGACAGGCTTCTTGTTCTTCAAGAGAATCCAATACTCCGAAGAACCAAACTGACTGGGGTAAACGCGGACGCCCTTGTCGTTATTGAATACCTCATTCATGATGTGGTCAGTCGACTGGTGTCCGCCATAAATCGTCCCCATGTGAATGAACGCCTTCTGGAAGCGGGGCTCGCCCTCAATCGGAACGAAGTCGACGCGAATCACCTCGCCGATGCACAAGACACTGGAGACGCATCCTCTGACGCGCGTCTCATCATACTCGCTGAGCATGCGGGGGACATAGAAGCCGAAGGAGGAAGTAGACATGTTGTTGTTGTTATTGATTGTGTTAGACTCGAGTGACATAAAAATACCACACAAAACAAGGTTTCAATTTTACCCGTTTTTTGTGTTATAACACAAAACAAACAGCCCATTATTTTATACCACCATACAGTATAGGCGGTATAAAATGTTATTTCTGACAAACGATAAATTATTATCGTTATTCAAATCGAATGGCACACATAAACCCGCCGTAAAGATAGGACAACGGATAGTTCCGTTGGCGGAATATATGAAAACTAAAGACAAATTGACGGCTGCCGATGTAAGTCTATTGTTCGAAAATATCCGTAATCGAAACGAATATTTGACCCGATTCTATGAAACGTCGCTGAAAATTCCAGATTCGTTGGCTATTACCGATGCACCAATGAAGAATAAACAGATGAATAATAACGCATTAGTCAAATACAAAAACGTAATTCGTAATATGTTTTATAAGGAAATTCTGAGAGATACAAAGTCGGGAATGGACAATAACCCGACGTTTTTTGATGTTCTCGAAGACCTATATGTCCGCAATATAATTGACTATAAAATACTTACCCCGAGCGCCGTGCATTATATGAAGAATGGACGTTTAGGGAGCGTTTTCTCTTCGTTCTATTTCCGCGCATCGATTATGAACCCATATTTAGTGTATTCTCTGAACCAATCAGTTCTCCATGGGACGCGTATCTTCACACCCACGCTAGGATGGTGCTCATATTGCTACGGATTCCTAGAATCGCCTGGAGTTGTTGAGTATGTCGGAACCGACGTTATTACCAGTGTTTGCAAGAAAACTGCACAGTTCGCTAACGAGCATTATCCTAATAAATCTGTTAATATATATAATAGTCCGTCGGAATCACTGTTGACACCAAAATTCATAGACCAATATAAGAATCATTTTGATGTTGTATTTTTTAGTCCGCCATATTATCGTCTCGAGATGTATCCTGGAACAAACCAGAGCACTACTAAATATAAAACATATGAGGAATGGTTGGCAGGATATTGGGAAAAGACAATCCAATTATGCCACCAAGTTCTCTCACCCGGCGGAAAGCTATGCTATATCCTCTCTGGATATGGGAGTAATAATGAATTTAATTTGTTGAAAGATATGAATATGGTAACTATGAAGTATTTTAAGTTAAAAAGTCAACAACCTATGTTTAATAAGAATGTTCATGTGACGGAGCACAGGGAAACTGGCGAAACCATTATGATATTCATAAAATAATAGTTTGTATATGCATTACTTCTTGTTTAAGTCATCGATAATATCCATATACTTGAATGTAGAACGACTCGTCATACTCTTGTATTTGGCAGCATCAGTCTTTCTCAACTTAGAAATCGTATGAATATTCGGAATAATCACATTGGTCCAAATATCTGACTTATGTAACGTCTTCTTGTTTTCAGTTATAAGAATAAAAATATTCTCTGTAATCTCCTCAATTACTCCGGATTTGTCCGACTCTTCAGCGAATTTCATTACAAGCTCTTCTAGATATATGATAATGTCAAGCACATCGATTTCCGGCATTGCATCATTCTTCATTAAATTAATAATAAACGTAGTCATTGCCCGTCTCAAATCATTATTCTTCACACTTTCGCAGAATCCATCATAATCTGTGTTTGGGTCGACAATACGAATCTGATTAAATGAGTCCTTATACTTCGTAATGATGTCAGTGAGTTTCTCGCCGAATGCAGGGAACATAACAATAAGGTCCTTATATAACTTGGCATATAATGCCGAATAAAATACATTTGAGCTAACAATATCAAAGATGATATTAATTACCTTCTTCGTATCCTCTTCAACCTCCTTACTTTCCGATATAACCTGGTTAATAAGTTCAACTATATTTTGATGTTGGGTATCAGCATTCTTATTTGAAAACTTATTCAGAGCGATTCGAATATCCTTGATAGTCTTCTCCGTTCCCTCTTTGACCTCCGCGATTTTTGTAACCTTGTGAGACCGCACCGCGCTCCAATCTTCGACCTTCTGTGGATACTGTCTGTTGTTGTTCTTTTGGACAGGTTTCTTGTTTACACCAGTATTATCACTGGCAGCATCTGTTACAGTAAGACTATCTGATAGCAATGTTAAAATCTTGGCAACATCTTCGGGAAGTTTCAACTTAAAACCATCATACACCTTACTCGTGAAATCGTTGATGGTGTAATATGTGGTCATGCTCGTCTATTCATTTATAACATAAAATGTTTATATTATTTATTAATGATATAAATAAATCTTGATACTTAGATTAGAATATGTCTTGGGAATCATTTAAATTAAACGAGGATTTAGCAAGGGGTATATATAGATTTGGGTTTGAGCAACCGACGCCGATACAGGAAAAGGCTATACCTTCCATCATTGAAGGACGCGACGTCATCGGGCAAGGACAGTCGGGAACTGGTAAGACTGGCTCCTTCACTATTGGTGCACTACAGAGAATCGATGTTTCGTCAAAGACCACACAGGCTCTGATTTTGGCGCCGACGTTCGAGCTCGTCAAGCAGATTTCGACGGTTGTTTCGGCGATTGGTAGCGCCATGGATGGATTGGTCGTGAAGACACTAGTTGGCGGAACATCCGTTACAGACGATTCTACGGATTTGCGTAACAACTGCCCACATGTGGTCGTCGGGACGGCCGGGCGTGTATATGATATGATTCGTAGGCGGTCTCTACTTACAGATAAGATTCGTATATTTGTCCTCGACGAGGCTGACGAGATGTTATCCAAGGGGTTCAAGGACCAAATGTATGATATTTTTAGGTTTCTCAGTGATAATGTGCAGGTTGCATTGTTCAGTGCGACTATGCCCGATGAAATGTTGGTACTGAGCGAGAAGTTCATGCGCGACCCAGTGCGCATTGTTATGAAGGCCGAAGAGCTCACTTTGGAGTGTATTCAACAATATTATGTGGCGATGAATGATGACCAATCAAAATACGATGCATTGAAGGATTTATTCGCATTTCTGCAATTATCACAGTGTATTATTTATGTCAGCACGGTGAAGCGTGTGGAGGATTTATACAAGACTATGATGGCAGATGGATTCCCGGTTTGTTGCATTCATAGCTCTATGGATAAGTCAGAACGCGATAAGTCGCTCCAGAGTTTTAGAAAGGGCGCCTACCGTGTTATGATTTCGTCCGGCGTAACTGCGAGGGGCATCGATGTGCAGCAGGTTAGCACCGTTATTAATTTCGATATGACACGAAGTTATGAGACGTATTTACACGCAATTGGTAGGTCTGGGCGATTTGGCCGCAAGGGATTAGCCATTAATTTCGTTACGAAACATGACATCGATTTCATGCGTAGACTTGAAAAGCATTATAATATTACAATTGATGAATTGCCGGCAAATTTTGATAAACTGATTTAGTAATATGCGTTCATACGCGCACTATATTATATCCAAAACATGTAAAATGTTCTCTATGAATTTAAAGGACATGTTACAACCAGCCAAACCAAAATCTGAGCCAAAGACAATTGTGCTTCACCATGGATTCAAATTGCCAATACACTACCTTGATGCAACCGAGATTCACGTATTGTCATCTCAAGTTAGTGAGGATTTGGAACTATCTGGGTCAGATTTAAGCGGAAATATGTATTATCATATTTTAACACCTCAACATCAGTTTGCGAAGAATATGCAAGTGGAATGGTCGAAACACTATACGACCAATGTGCCCTTTCTACGTGATACACAACAAGTATTGAAATCTATGCCCGCCTATTTAGAGACTTCGAAATCAGACAAAATCTGTTGTGATAAGGTTTTGCAGATATGGAAGGATACAAAGAATGATGCGAACTTTCTAGAGAAGTATTCGTATGTGGAATGGGATTATTTCAAATACCTGAATGAGTCCCCACTCTTTCTGCAAACTGTTTCGGTAATTAATATGTCATCTCCTATTCTGAGTTTCATAATACCTGTTATATTTTTCATATTTCCCTTTGTTCTCCTGAAAATACAGGGTGTTCCGATTACATTTACAACATATCTGTCGGTTCTCAAGGATGTGGCCAAACACCATTTCATAGGTAACGTTTTGAATAACCTCCAGTCAATCAGTTGGGACAAGTTGATGTATCTATTGTTCACTACCGGGCTATATGTATTACAGATTTACCAGAATTACAATTTGTGCGTGCGATACTATAAAAATATAAATCGCATGAATACTCAGTTGTCCGAAATGCACGAATATGTCGACCACTCGATTCAAAATATGCGTTTGTTTATTAGCCTGAATTCAGAATTGCCGACCTATCGTGAGTTTTGCAATACTATACGTGACAAATGTGAAATCCTCACCGAATTAAAAGAGGAATTATCCAGTATAAAACCATTTCGAGCTGGGTTCTCCAAAATATCTGAAATAGGATATATGTTGAAGTGCTATTATCGTCTCCATTCGAATGTTGAATATGACGATGTATTCCGTTACTCCATCGGATTTGAGGGATTTGTTAGTAACCTTACGGGCGTTTCGAACCGTATTGTTTTGGGCGACGTATCATTCGCGACGTTCGATTCCGAGAACCGTTGTGAATTCAAACAACAATATTATCCTGCGTATGTCGACGAAAAGTATGTTTGCAATGACTGTAATATCAAAGACAATATTTTAATTACTGGTCCAAATGCATCGGGTAAGACGACTATACTGAAAACGACCGCACTAAATATAATTTTCACACAGCAGTTTGGTGTTGGATTCTATAAATCGTGCGTTCTCAAGCCATACACTCACATCCATTCCTATTTGAATATACCCGACACGTCTGGTCGTGATAGTCTGTTTCAAGCTGAGTCTCGTCGGTGTAAGGAAATTATAGATATAATTGATGCGCCGGAGAATAGGAATTCGAGACATTTCTGTATATACGACGAATTATATTCGGGAACCAATCCAACGGAAGCTGTCAAATCGGCGCGCGCATTCTTATTGTATTTGACTGCGAAGAATAACGTCGACTTTATGTTGACTACGCATTATGTGGCGCTCTGCAAGAAATTGCGCGGTTCTCCCAGAATTGTAAATTATAAGATGGATGTTGATGTTGCGAGCGATGAACGAATAAAATACACATATAAGATGCGAAAGGGCATTTCGAAGATTAAGGGTGGAATCTTGATTTTAGAGGAAATGCAATACCCCACCGAGATTATAGATATGATACGGAAGTTT